TTACGTGTAGTGTCATTCTTAGACGTTGTGAATCCTTCTGTACCAGTCGAGTTATTAGCCCAAGCAAAGTGTACATATGGTGTTCTACCGTCTCTACCAGGTTGGCCAGGCACACCATTAACCCCATCAGAACCCTGCCACTTACTCCAAGTATACTTCTTAGAGTCGTCGCTTTGGTAGGCATTAAAGTCCTGATAGATACCTATAAATTTCTTATTAGTATCGGTCTTACTAAAACCGCCACCAGAAATATCATCAGCATAAGCGAGGTGCGTATACTGTGTTTTTCCGTCATCTACGTCTACAATCGTAATCTGACCTGTTGAAATTATAGCCATAACACACCTCCTTACTTAGTTTCTATAGCTACTGTAAATGTTGACCTATCTTTAACATCGATATTAGTCACGCTTACAGATTTCTTCTTAGACTCAGGACGTTGACCCCAAGCCTCATCTACAACACCATTGGCTAGAGTCTTAGTCCAAATATAGTTAAAGGCCTCACCTTTAGTATCAATCTCGGTATCATCCCTAAATAGTTTAGCAGTCAAAATAGTCTCAATGACATTGTTCTTGAATGTATCGCCATTACTTGAGTGTACGACCGTCATAACCGGAGATACACCATCGTTAACCGTCGATACAGTAATGTCTTGAAACTCAACAACACTACCTTGGTATATGGCCTGTATTGTCACAAGTACAACACCACTAGTGCCTATGTTAGTCTTAGACACTTTAAATTTAGGGCCTGTTCCAGCTAGCTTATTGTCTATATAATAGATGAATTCAGCATCATTAACTTCGGAATTACCCTTCAATAAGGTTGGTATGAACTCACAACTATCAGATATCTCACGAAACATCGTAGGGCCTGTAGTTTTTACATTCATTTTGAAAGTTTGAGCCTCTGCTATCATACGTGACATTGTAGCCATTAGAGTTGTATTGTTTGATGGTCTAGTCGCAACAACATTAGATAGAACAAGCTTAGTTTTGCTAGGGTCTGTTGAACAACGTATCATCTCAGTAATACGAGCCCTAATAAGAAGACCTCCGGCAAAGTGTTCGTCAGTAATGAAAATAACGTCACCAATCTTAATATCGTATTGTTGTAGCACAATAGCTGAGTTTAAGTCAATCTCCCAGGTTGTAACAGGATACATATACTGTTTAAGCATACGCACACCGTAAGCCCAGGCTTCCTCTGAGGTAGTGAACTCGGTCTTTACGTCACGAATAATCCAGTTATCACAGTTATCCCTTTTGTTTACAGATGGATAGAGCTTAGCAGATATCGGCGCATAGATTGTGTGCGAATTACGTGTACAGAAGATCTCGGTATGGACGCCATCTGCAGCTTTAACCTCTTTAGCCTTAGGTTGAGTGATATAGGCACCGTCTTTATTCCGCATACGAATACCAGAGAATAACTTTGTCTTATCCTCTTTCTTCACAACAGATACGACGTCCCTACCCATCTGCAACCTAATATCAGTACGGACACGACCCAAACCTTCTTCACGGTCTCCGGCAATAGCTCTTGACTTATATACATTAAGAATATACCTATCAATCTGCCCACCTGGTGTAAGCCGTGTTATAATCTCTAGTTCACCGTCAAAGGCTTCAACTAACTTGATAATCCGAGCAAGACACGTATCCTCCTCAGACTCAAACTTAAGTTTTAGCTTGCGGTCACGGACTTGGCATATTCCCAACTCAATACGAGTAAGACTAAACAAGTTCATGTTACCGACATACTCTAGGAATGTCAGAGCCTCAGTCGCCTCATAAGCTAGGGTCTTCTCGTTGAGTAACTCTAGGTTGGTTGACGTACACTCAAGCTCAATAGTAGTATTGGTCTCTTTCCTTGTCATCACGTTGAAGACATAATCTACTCCATCTTCATGAAATGAAATATATGCCTCAGATGTCAAGTTGCTAATACGTTCATTAAGTTGACCATTTGTGTATTTATCTACAGTAAATTTAAAGGTGGCCGAACCCTTACCGCAGAATTGATGAAACTCTTCGTTGTAATACTTAAGAGAACCCGGTATATCGTTATTGATATGATCTACCACGTTCATCGCGTTATCATGTACAGATAACTGCCATGCAGGTTTTCTATTCATTTTGAAGTTTCGGCCTCCTTTCTTACAACCAAGCTTCTTCCCATTCGACAGTTACATCGGGTGCAACGTCTACGAACGGAGAAGAGTGGATTTCTAGTTTAGACTCTCCAGGCGGTATCGTGAAATACCTTGAGCCATTAATAAGGTCTCCTTCAGCGGACACGCCCTTCTTAGAAGATGCAGGATCTGCTATAAATGAGATCTTACCTTCATACATGTCTACGATAACTTCGCTACCAACACCATACTTGTTAGGAACTAGGTCATAACGTTGAGCATGGTTTTTAAGGAAGCGAATCGACTGTAAGCATAGCGTATTAAGATACCCAACGTCAGGACGTTCATACTTAAGACGACCAAACATAACCCATATTTTAGTACACACTAGATGTTCTTTAGATGAGTCGGTTATTGTCTTAGGTGCTCCTGCATAACTATATGTGAATTTAGGGCCTTCTTTGATGACATAAGCATTGCCCGTACGACTGTTAAAGCCTGGGTTAGGTCGTTGTTGACCTGGCTCATTGTCATTTGAACCGAAGTAATTCTCTTCACGTCTAGCTAAGTCTGATGCATGGATATCAGAGGTTGTGAACGTTTGCATAGTCATATCACTATCCGTCCAAGGCTTGTCTAGACTATATGCACAAATAAGTCGGTCATCTTCTGTCATAAATAGTAGAGACAAAAGACCAGTCTGACCAATCTTAGAAGCCCAGAGCTTCATTGTGAAGTCACAACGGAAGTCCTTGGCACCTTTCTGACCAGCCTTATCAGGCGATAGAGGATATTCATAAATTGTGCAACCCCAATCTCGACCAACACCCTTACCACCAGAGCCAGACCAGTGTAGTCCAGGAGCATCATACCCTTGACCGCCAATGCCCTTAGCCCTCCAGTTGAGCGTCATATCATTAACCTCAGCATGACTAGCAAATGGTAAAGGTGAGACGTTACGGTATTTAGCTGTAATGTTGGTTCCTTGTAACCAGCGGTTGGTATCATTTGGCGCAATACTCAATAACATGTGAGATTGGTCGTATGCTCCAGTAGCAATATTAGTACCTCTACTATCAGCCGAGCTTGTACCGATCTCCATAATACCGTTCTTGTTTACAATACCAATCCAACCGTTACTTGTATTGTTCTTTACTCTAATTTTAGGGTAAGCGGGAGCACTTCCTGCATTGTTTAAAGTTATTTTGACGACTTTACCATCTTTGGTAAGTGAGCCAACATCAGCAGAAGTAGTCTCTGAGTTAAGTACCTTTGTTAGTTCAGAATGGAGAAGCCCATCAGGAACATCGAAAGATATTGAGACTGTAACTTTGCTGTTTTGTATATCTTCAGTAAACTTAGGTTGCCCTGTAACAACAGCCATATAGTATTTACCGTCTTGATCGTCGAATTGTAGTTTCTTAGGCCCATCTGGACAATCTAGAGCCCGTGCTAATTTAGTACGAAGCGCTAGAAAGTCTACAGGCCCTCCTGACTTGGTTCCTTCAATAGTTATAGGATATGTACCACGAGTACCAGATACCCAAGTCTTACCAAAACGGCCAGTACCGGCGGAATATGTATGATCCTGACCGGCACCCGCATTACGTTCTACTTTTGTTACAGCATCTAGAAGTTTACCGATATCAACTGCTTCAGTTCCTTCTCCAAATATTATGGAGAAATATGAATCATCTCTCATAGTTGTGGTAACACTCCATCTAACATATTTTGTCTATCTGTGAGCGTACGCTGAGCTTCTGTTATACCAGGAGCCAAGGCACGAGTCACGAGATCTTTATCCATATAAGTAACGTTAACCCTATCTTGAGCAAGGAGGTTGTTTCCAATCTCAGTGTTTTCAGTAATGGCGTTAAGCTTCTTATCCACACTCTCAAGGTTACGAACAACATCATCAATAGAAGATCTGTTGTCTCGGATATTTCTTGTATTAGGGTTGAGTGAATTGTAGTCTACACCAGCAGGAGACAGGGTAAGAGTACCCGCTCCATTCCAGCGATATCCTTCAATATTACTCATATCTAATACAGGTGTAATAACCGGACGCATCTCAATATTATCATCAAGATAACCTGAAATTGTATCTATTGATTGTTGTACGAATGAATTAACTCTATCCATATTATTACTAATTGCATTAAGCGACTTGGTTGAACCTAAACCTGATGCAAATTCCTTCGCAATAGCCAAACCTGACTTAAATACTCCAGTCCATCCAGCTCCAGAGAATACTCCTCGCTTAGCTGGCGAATGTGGTTGGTGATGTTTAACACGTGAGTTTACACGAGCCATAGCACCATCAATGGCAGCAAGAGCAGCAGAACTAGCTAGACCACCAGCGAATGCCAATGTGATAGCCTCACCAGAAGCGGCTGCTCCACCTGTACCTTTAAGTCCTCGCTTAGCAGCAGAGTTAACTTGTTTACCAGCACCCTCGGCCTTACCTTTATTTTCACCAGATTGAACGGTGTCTGTAAAGGTCTTAACTGAGTCATTCGCCTCGCCAGTTGCGCTGAATTTAAGAGACTCTTTGGTACCTTTAGCTACTTCCTTAGCCGCAGTTTCAGCGGGGGTCTTACCCTTACCGATCTCAGCAGAATATTCGCCGGTACCTTTCTGAGCACCGAGTACGGCTCCCGTGAAGTCTGTCAAAGCAGTTGTCAAAGACTTAGCTGTTTCGGCGGCTTTAGCAGATACATCGGTGTTCATAGTATCCATAGAAGCACCAACTTGTTGATTAGCACCATCAATACTAGCGGCCGCCTTTTCACCCATACCTTCGATAGGTTTGAGATACTCGTTCATATTCTCTTCAGAAACTCCTGAGAAGTCTCCTTCAGCGAACTTAGAAAGCATCTCTTGATTAATCTCACCTGATTTAACACCGGCGAGCGCCTTAGTCACATCAAGTTGACCACCGAATTGCGTATTGAGTTTCTCAAAGGCAGCTGTAATAAGTCCGGTATCGAAACCATTACCGTCTCCAGTAAGACCTTGCTCAACAGCTTGTTTAAGTTGATCACCAGATGCTTTAGCCTGCTCTTTGGCAGTAAGTACACCATTGGCATAAGTATACCCGGCTTCTTCAGCAATTTTATTAGCTTGCGTTTCAGACATACCTAACTCAACCATTTTGGCTAAGAGCTTACCTGCTTCATTCGCAGAAATGGTATGGTTCTTAAGGCCGTTAATAAATTGCTCAGGTGCTTCAATACCCAACTGAGAACAGTAGATGCGTAGATATTCAAGCCCGTCTTTAGCTTTTCCAGCAAACCTTTGTGCTGCGGCCGCTTCTTCAGGCCCTAATTTATCTAGAACGTCGATCGCACTCTTTATTCCATCTGTTGTAGCGAGGGACGCATATGTCTTAGTTTCTTCGACAGATTTACGTAACATCCCGACATAATCGTCAAATAAACCATTTACACTATCTCTAAAACCTTTAAAGAAATCGCCAACAAATGGTATGTTTGAAAGAATATTTAAAACTAGATCGATGATACCCTTAATGACCTCAACCACAACTTCCTGAATAGAAATAAGAACCTCAAGAACCGCAGCCATAATAATATTCTTATTGTTACGAAGCCATTGCGCGATTTGTTGAATACCTGCGAGTAACGAATCGCATAGACGAAGTATCCATGTAGGGATCTTATCGATCACTCCAAAGAAAGCGGTCTCTACAATGTTAATAAGGGTATCAACAAGCATAGAAGCTGTCTGTTCTAGTCCATGAAGTATACCTTTAATAATCTCAATACCGATACTACCAATCTTACCAAGGTTATTCTGTATTCCATTAAGTAAACCTTCAATAATACCAGCAGCGGCTCCTGCCA